CAAAATCAAGTTTATAAAGTTTATTCGGGTGACAAAGTAATTGATGATGAAACTTTGTGCATGACAGGTGATGCTGAAATAAGAATTATTCCTGTTGCCTGTGGCACTGCTTTTGTTGCTCCTTTCGTTGCACCATTTATTGGGAGTGCTGTTGGTGGTGTTGTTAGTGCTATTGGTGTTGGAGGAATTTTAGGATCTGCTCTGACGGCTGTTGGTACAAGTTTAATTGTTAGTGGTGTAACTTCCATGCTTGCACCTCAACCGCAAGCAAGAGGGCCATCTGGTATGGAAAGAACAGATCCATCCTCACTTGCGTCAAACTATTCATTCAGTGGTATCACCAACATTGCAAAAGCTGGAGGTGCGATTAATTTGATATATGGAGAAACGATAGTTGGATCGGTGACAGTTTCAAATGGTATTGATACAGTGCAAGTAAGAGGTGACGCATAATGGCTGGGATACAAGAATTTACACAACAAACAGTTTTTACTAATCCAGATCTTCCTACTGATACACTTTCATCAAAACAATTTAATACTCTTGTGGAGGCCGTTGGTGAGGGTGAGATCGAGGGCAGCGCAACAGCATCAAAGGCTGGTCTTACAAAAGGAACAGATGCTTATAATAATGCTTTTAAAAAAGATATTTTTCTTAACGGAACACAACTTTTACAAACAGCAGCTTCTAATTCTTCACCAGATGACAGTGATTTTAACTTTCAAGAGGTAGGTTTTGAACCTAGATTTGGCACTTCAAATCAAACTTTTATTGGTGGGATTTCTAATATAGAAACAGAAAGCAGCGTTGGTGTTGCTGTAACAAGTGGTAATCCAATAACAAGAGCAATATCAAATACCTCAGTAAATGCGGTTAGAGTGACAGTTTCTTTTCAAAGTATTCAAACAGTAGAGGACAACGGTGAAATAACTGGTGCAAGTGCAGGGGTAAAAATTGAAATAATACAAAATGATGGAACAACAACAACACCGATTGACGATACTGTCACTGGTAGATCAACCAGCACTTATTTTAGAGATTATTTAATTACTCTTCCAACAAGTACGAGTTTTCCAATAAATGTAAGGGTTTCAAGAACTACTGATGACACTACAAGTCCAATATTTTCTGCTTTCAACTGGTCAAGTATGACTGAGGTAATATTTGAGCAAAATGCTTATCCTGATGTTGCACATTTAGCTTTAAGATTTAGTGCAGAAGCTTTTCCAAGAATCCCTAAAAGGTCATTCAGGCTAAGAGGAATCAAGACAAAAATTCCCCATAATGCAACTGTTGACATTCAAACTGGTCGAATCACATACAGTGGAACATTTAACGGAACATTTAAAACTGCTACAGAATGGCACTCAGACCCAGCTTGGGTGTTATGGGATTTGTTGACCAATACAAGATATGGCTTATCAATTGCAGAAAGTTCTTTAGATCAATATACATTTTACAATCAATCTGTCTATAACAATGAATTGGTAGATGATGGCCTTGGTGGGCAAGAGGCTAGGTTTGCAATAAATGTAAATATCACACAACAATCTGAGGCATTTAATTTAATAAATGATCTTTGTTCTGTGATGCGTGTAATGCCTTTCTATAGTGCAGGGGCAATAAATATATCAGGTGATAGGCCAACAGATCCTGTTTATTTGTTTAATTATTCCAACGTGTCAGAGGAGGGGTTTCAATATACAGGCTCTTCATTAAAAACAAGGCATACCGTTGTTAATGTTGGATATTTGGATCTTGATTCAAGAGAGGTGGATTATGAAACTGTAGAAGATACAACAGCAAGTGCAAAATACGGCACAGTTATAAAAACCATTCAAAGTTTTGGTTGTACAAGCCGTGGTATGGCCTCAAGAATGGGGAAGTGGTTTTTATATAATGAACAAAATTCAGGAGAGACTTGTTCTTTTTCAGTAACTCTAGAGGCTGGAACATTAGTAAGACCAGGGCAGATTATAGAAATAAGTGATCCTGTAAAAGCTGGTTCAAGAAGAGGAGGAAGAATTGCATCGGCTACAACCACTGCAATAACAGTTGACGATACAACAGATACAGATTTAGTTTCAACAAATAATGCAACATTATCAGTAATTTTGTCTGATGGGTCAGTTGAGACTAAAAACATATCAAGTATAGATGGAGCAGTAATAACTGTTTCTTCTGCCTATTCTTCTGCGCCAAATGCTAATAGTGTTTGGATTTTACAAAATGATACGTTACAAACAACAACTTGGAGAGTTATCAGTGTCAAAGAAAGTCAAGATCTTACATTTCAAATAACAGCCTTAGAACATAACACTGGTAAATATGCCTTTGTAGAGGATGGGGCTGCATTACCAACAAGAACAACCACTGTTTTAACTTCTCTTAAAGATGCGCCTGGTAATTTATCAGCAGAAGAAAAAATTGTTGTTATTGATAATAAAGCTGTAAGCAAAATATTTTTTAACTGGCAACGTGTTCCAGGTGTTAGTAAATATCAAGTCCAATACAGATTTAATGACGGTAATTTTATTACTCGTGATGTTTTTAGTAATACTTTTGATATTGAAAATAGTCAAAAAGGTACTTATGAATTAAGAGTATTCAGTTTTAATGCTTTAGATAAACCAAGTGCAGAACCATCAAAAACTACTTTTATCGCTCTAGGAAAAACTGCATTACCATCTGATGTGCAGAATTTACGAATCGAACCAATATCAGATCAATTTGTGAGGCTACGTTTTGATCAATCAACCGATGTTGATGTAGTTCATGGAGGAAACGTGGTCGTCAGATCATCAAACCTTACTGATGGCACTGGTACTTTTACAAATGCAGTTGATGTGATACCAGCCCTGCCAGGTAATGTCAGCGAGTCGATTGTTCCAAATATTGTTTCTGGGGAGTATATTTTAAAATTCAGGGATGATGGTGGCAGACTAAGTTCTGGCGAAACTTCAATAATTGTAAATAGCCCTGACCCTCTTCCAAAACTTACTGTTTTAGAAGATAGGGAAGATACAGATTCACCACCTTTTGCTGGTGCAAAAGTTGATTGTTTTTTTAGTGATGATGTAAATGGATTGGTGCTTGCTTCTTTGGTGACATTAGATGATGTGGCTGATTTTGATTCAATGGCTGATTTTGACTTTTTGGGTGCTGTAGATATTACAGGAGGATCTTATGAGTTT